ATTGCAATGGAGACTTTATTAAAAGAAGTAAAACCTGTAATGGAAAAACATACAAAATTAAAATTATCTGAGACTTATTCATATGCACGAATTTATAAAAACGGAGATGTCTTAGCTCGTCACAAAGATAGATATTCTTGTGAAATATCTACCACACTAAATTTAGGTGGTGACCCATGGCCAATCTATCTTGATCCAACAGGTAGAAAAGGTCAAGCAGGTATTAAAGTGGATCTAAAACCGGGTGATATGTTAATCTATTCTGGTTGTGATTTAGAACATTGGAGAGAAGAATTTAAAGGTAAAAACTGTGGACAAGTTTTTTTACATTATAATAGAGCTAACTCAAAAACAGCTAAAGAAAACTACTTAGATAAAAGACCCTTACTAGGTGCGCCTGCTTGGTTCAAAGGTGTTAAGTTGACAAAATTTAAAAAATAGTCTATACATTAGGCTTGCAGGGGGATGATCCACCACAGATTCCCTCTGCTTTAAAACCTATTGAAATCACCTACAATCTGATATAACACCTAATAAACAGGTTTTTATATGCTACAAAAATTAGGCTTTGCTCCAGGATTTAACAAACAAGTCACAGAGACCGGTGCTGAAGGGCAATGGTTTGATGGTGATAACGTACGTTTTAGATATGGTACACCTGAAAAAATAGGTGGTTGGCAACAATTAGGTGAATCAAAATTAACAGGTGCTGCACGAGCTATTCATCATTGGGACGATAATGCTGGTATTAAATATGCAGCAATAGGTACTAATAGAATTTTATACATATACTCTGGAGGTGTATACTATGATATACACCCTATTCGAACTACTCTTACGGGCGCAAATTTTACCAGTACGTCTTCATCAAAAACAGTTACAGTAACATGCACCGGGACTCATGGATTAATTGAGAACGATATTGTTATGTTTGATTCAGTAAGCGGTGTTACTGCTGTAGGATCTACTTATAATGACGCTACATTTGAAGACATAAAGTATATGGTAACATCTGTTCCAACTGTAACTACTTTTACAATTACAATGGAAAATACAGAAACAGGCACACCATTATCTGGTAGTGGATCTGCTTCTATTTTATGTTATGAACATGTAGGGCCCTCACAACAATTAGGTGGATTTGGATGGGGTGCTGGTTTATTTGGTGGTACTTCTCTAGGTGCTGCAACCACAACTCTAGCCTCTACCATTAACGACACTGTAACCGATATACCATTAACTAACTCAGCAGCTTTTCCATCTGCAGGAGAAATTAGAATTGGTACAGAAGATATAAGTTTTACAAATAATAATACTACCACAAATATTTTAAGTGGTGGTGCAAGAGAAGTTAACGGCACTACTAAAGCAGGACATAGCGGTGGTGCTACGGTTACAGATATTTCTGGTTTTTCTGGTTGGGGTGATCCAGCTTCCTCTGACTTTACGATTGATCCTGGTTTATGGGTTCTTGATAACTATGGTACAAAATTAATTGCACTTATATACAACGGTAAATGTTTTGAATGGGATGCTTCAGCACCAGGAGCTGTTAATACAAGAGCTACATTACTAGCAAACGCACCTACCGCATCACGTCATGTATTGGTATCTACACCAGATAGACACCTAGTATTTTTTGGTACAGAAACAACTGTGGGAAACTCTACTACACAAGACGATATGTTTATACGTTTCTCAGACCAAGAAAATATTGATGGTACAGATGCTTATACAGTAAAAGCAGAAAACAATTCTGGTACACAAAGATTAGCAGATGGCTCTAAAATTATGGGTGCTATTAAAGGTAGGGATGCAATTTATGTATGGAGTGATACCGCATTATTTCTAATGAAGTTTGTAGGCGGAGACTTTGTATTTGCTTTTGAACAAGTAGGTACTAACTGTGGATTGTTTGGTAAGAATGCTTGTATTGAGGTTGATGGTACCGCTTATTGGATGTCTGAGAATGGTTTCTTTACTTATGATGGTCAGTTAAAATCTATGCCGTGTCTTGTTGAAGACCACGTTTATGACGATATAAACGCTACATCTAGAGACCTTATTAATGCAGGATTAAATAACTTGTTTGGTGAAGTTAATTGGTTTTATTGCACAGCTGCATCGGATCAAATTGACAGGGTAGTTACTTATAATTATTTAGACTCATCACCTAAACGTCCTATATGGACAACAGGTACTTTACCTAGAGCAGCGTGGCAAGATTCTGCGGTATTTGATAAACCACATGCAACTTACTACAGACTATCAGACAATGCATCATCAGATGTTGTTGGTAATACAGACGGAAGTACAATATACTATCAACAGGAAACAGGGACCGATCAAATTAATGCTGGTGGTGTAACAACTGCTGTAATAGGTACTATTACTTCTGGTGATTTTGATATTACACAACGTAGAAGTACAACAGGACAAACAGTAGGAATGCCAGACCTTAGAGGAGACGGTGAATACATTATGAGAATTAGTAGATTTATACCAGACTTTATTAGTCAGACAGGAAACACAGCAATAAAATTTAAAACAAGATTATATCCAAACAGTAGTGAGACAACTACTTCATTTACATGTGATTCTACAACAACTAAAAAAGATATAAGAGTAAGAGCTAGACAGATTGCATTAGAAATTGCTAACACAACTACAAGTGAAGATTGGAAATTAGGAACATTTAGATTAGACATACATCCAGGAGGAAGAAGGTAATGGCTACTGACCAAGAGATACGAGACGCAGGTTTTAAATATATTCCTGAACAAAAGTATTTACAAAGCCCTTTTGAAATACCTACTTCGGAGGAACCAGTAGTTGATCAAGGTATCGTTGCAACTAATGCTTTTACTGGTGGTGGTGGAAATAATTTTAGTGTTTACAATGCAGACCCTAATACAATAACAAATAGGAACCCTAATCAATATGCTTTACAAGATGCAAGACGTGAAAATGAATTATCTTATGTAGGTTCACCTGTTACTGGTTATACAACGGATACTGCAGCAATGAAACACATGGGAATGTATCCAGAGCATTATGGATTAGATGCCGCTGCACGAAAAGATAAAGAACCTACAAAATTTCAAGAATTTATATCACGAGGAATAGATTTTATACCAGGTATAGGAATTGTTAAAAAAGGAGCTGACTTTTTATCAAACATTATAAGTCCGTACATGCCTATAAACAGAAGAGCAATAATGGAAAATCAAGCAGGTCTTGATGGTGTAATGATTAATGACATTGGTCAAATTGTAGTAGGACAAGGACAAGCATACAATACACCAGAAGGAATTATGGCTGGATATAATTACAATCAAATGACTGATGAAACTTTTACTGGTAGACAAAAAAATATTGGAGAAACATTAAAAGAAAAATATGGTTTAACTCAAAAACAAGTAGATGGTTTAATTAGTGGAGAATTAACTGAAGAAGATTTTACAGGTAGCCAATACAATTTAAAAGGAACAAATAAACAAACTAATTTAATTACAAATTTAATAAACATAGAAAAAGCTAGAAAAAATTTTCAAGACGCTGCTGGTACAACAGATCAAATTATAAATATTAAAACAGACACTAAAGATCAACAAAGTGGTGGCGGTGATGGCACGTTTATTGGTGGAGGAGCGAGTCTTCAAGAGGCGGGAGGAACAGCTCCAGGTGGAGGGTACACAACTGATTATCAAGGTGGACCTACAGGAGTTGATGCTGGAACTGCGAACGTTCAAGATTACGCTGATATTTATGCTAAAGGCGGAAGAGTAGGTTTAAGATATGGAGGACTATTAAGTATTTTATAATGGCAAAAATTGTACAATCATTAACTAGAGCTGAACCAGAATACAATCAAACTAATCTACAATCTTTGATCAGGGACCTGGATGCAGTAATTACAAAATTAAATACTTCTTTTCAACAAGAAGTAAAACAGGAGATAGAAGCTAAAAGTTTCTTTTTAGAATAATGGCAGTAGTAAACCAATATAA